TGCCCCCCTCATCAGGCTGTCAGTGTTTGAAATCTTGCTGTTTAGCTGGACGATGGCCGTCTCTATATTGGCAAGACGGTCGGTATTGTCTGCCGTTCGGCCAGTGTTCGCATTGATGCTGGCCAGTATAGCGAGTTTCCGGTTCATCAGTTGAACTTGTTGGTCCATGAAGTTTGTTTGGATCTTGCTGTTATCAAGAAGTGAAAGCTGCGCTAGCCTCAAGCCGCCGAATTCCGATTCAAGCCTATTGGCCGTGCTTTCGGTGATTCCTGACACAGCTTTGGACAACCCCGATTCCTGCTTGGTCGCGTCGGTACCGAAATCGATTCCGGATATCTGCTTAAGTTGATCGAACTGCTTATGTGCGTTTTCGATGATATCATTGTACGTTGATTCCAGATCCGACACCTCGGTTCGGTCCAATCCATCTTCCGCAGCGGTAGCGAAATCCTCATACCATCCCTGCAGCTGCTTTTCAAGTACATCTCTTTTGAGGGATTGGAGAATGGCACGTTGCATGAGTTTTTCGAAGTTTTCCGCAAAATCCTCGGCCGCAACGGTGCCCCGTTCGAACATGGAAACTATTTCGTCTGTTATACCCCCGAACGTCGTGCCCGTGAGTTCGGCCCGCATCTCGTTAAGCGCGTTTTTCCATAGGTCGTACTGCTCGATGATGTTGCGGATCTTGCTGGCTGTTACTTCGTCGAATTTACCTTCTTCAAGAAGCTGGGTTAACTTCGTGATTTCTTCCTGCGTGATATCTTCGATGGACGTCCACTGCAACCGGTAATCATCAACCGTTCCGTCCATAAATATTTTGCGCGCCGCTTCCAGCATTTGTATTTCAGGCGCGTAGTCTTTTTGGAATGCGGGGAAAAGCCAATTATCTTTCTGCTTATCCTTAATCTCACGAAGTCTTTTGTCAAGTTCCTCTATCGATCCGTATTGATTCAGAATCTGCACCAGCTTGTCATTTTGGGCATCTCCTGTTGATAGGAATTGACTGGTAGGTAAGTCCCTAATGCTGTTGTTTACGGAATCGAACGCCTGCTTAGCCGCATCGGCGTATGCCTTTACACGGTCTGCACCGTATATATCGTTGATGAGCGAAAGTTGATATTCCAGGATCCGTGTTGCTGCGTCCAATTGCTTCAACTGAAACTCCTGAGCATGCTGCCGCTCTTTTTCAGCCTTCTGCCATTTCTTGTTTTGGCTACTCTCAATTGCCGCGACTACGCCACCGATGACGGAAAACACCGCGCCAACTATAGAGGCGATGCCACCACCCTTCGAAAAGCCATCACCTACCTTACCGATGGTTTGCCCGAGTGTTTGAGATAGTTGGCCGACCTGGCTGACCATAGCGCCTACCGTTTTCAGCGCACCGGACATTGTACCGTCAAATTGGGTGGCCATGTCCACAAGCTGCCCGAAGCCCTCCACCAACTGAGTGACATTGGCAAAGTTCTCCTGTTCGGTATTTTCGATTGCTTGTGCAAACCAGTCACCGAATATTTCTTTCAGTTTGTTTTTTAGTGCTTCGTCCTTGATGTCTAGCCCTTCGATCAATGCGTCCACGGTTGCCTTACCGTGCCGTAGTGCAGTTAATGCCATCGACGACCCAGCGGTATTTAAGGCACGATTCATCGACTGGAAAACTTCGTTGGACTCTATTTCGGATTGGTAGAGTTCAAGAAGCGCCTGGTCACGATCCCGCTTTGCTTGCTTCGCCCTGTCCTTTTCTCCTTTCGATTCGAGATCCGCGATGTCCTTATTGGCTTTGGCGATCAGAGCCTCACGTTTTTGCTCATATGTCCGATATGTGGCAAGGAGGTATTTCGTTTGATCATTAGCCTGCTGGCGTTCGTTGTTGTTAAACACAACCAGCATATCCCATAGGCCCTTAAGCCGTTCCTGCTGGGCGCCGGTTAATCCGATTGTCATATCCATGCCCTGCAAGGCACTTATCTCACCTATAAGAAGTGACCGGAAATCCTCAACGAAGTTTTTTTCACCCGAAAACATCTCCTTTGCGGCTTTATCACCGATTTCCTTACGGGCTGCCTGGTATTCACGGTAGAGTTCCAGCTGCCTGCCAAGGCGCTGTTTAAGGTCTTCCGTCTCCTGACGGTATTGGATATCTCCAGTTTCCCTCCGCTCAAGTCGATCGATCATTTCAAGAACTCCGGAAGAAATACGCTGGCTTTCGGGTGCTTTTTTATTGTGTTCTTCGATGATGCGACGTAACTCATCGTAGTGATTGCGCGCCTCCTGCAACTCCCGATTGTTGGCCGCCATGCCTTTCGCCCGGATATCGGCCTCCTTATCAGCAATACGCTGGAGAATGTCGATGCGTTTATCGCCCCAACGTTCAAGGTCCTTATTGGCTTTATCTCCTTCCTTGGTTTTGCCCATCAGGAGATCACGCTCTTCGGTAAGCGATTTCAGCGAATCACGAAGCGAATCGATCTTTTTCTTGTCAAATACCGCGTCAGGGCTCAGTGCGGCTTTAAGGTCAGATTCCGTGGTAGCAATCTCCTTATTCAGTTCCTTCAGGCGCTGCGTAATTGTAACCACGGGCAAAGTCGTATCTTCCTTTTTTACGCCTGTAATGATCTCTTCCCACTTATCGCCATAGGCTTTTTTGAGTTCGTCCATTGATTTTTCAAGGACTTTCTTTTCCTGACCGACAATCAATTCGGACATGGCTCCAGGACTGAACAGGACGTCGACCCATTGACCAAACCCCACTCCCTGAGACGTCGGGGCAAAGGTGTTTTTTATGGAGCGTCCAAGCTTTGTCCACGTACCTACCGCGTCAATCCCACTACGATTGAGATCGTCCATCTGTTCGGCAAGGCTGTTGAACTCGTCGAATGCCTTACGGGCCGCGGCGGCTTCCCTTATCTTTCCGATATATTCGTCGAGGGCACGGGTCGCTTTTCCGGTAGCGATTTCTTCCTGTGAATAAGAAGTAAGGATATCGCCAGTCTGCGCAATAAGCTTCTTGTATGCAGCTTCTTTTTGCTCCGCGGACGCGGTTTGGCTACGCATTACCTCGATCAGCTTTTCAACCGAACGTCGTTCCGTATCGGCGGATTTGCCACCGGCATCGATGGCGTCGTTCAAACGCTCCCTGGCTGCTGCCGTTGCATTGGTGACCTGCGTCAATGAGTATATTACAGCTACCAGCGCCGAAACGGCGGCTGTCATAGCAATCACCGGCGATGCGGCCATCACAGCATTCAGCGTCCGCATTGCGGCGGTCTTAATAACGATGGCGTTATAATGAAGTATCTCGGCCGCGGTCATCCCTACGGTTCTGGCGGCGTCCAATTGCTTCAATGCGGCCGTAGCGATCAATGCCGCCCGGTATGATCCGTATACAACAACGAGACCGGAAATGATCTCAAACAGCTTGTCGTAGTTCTCGACCAATGTGCCGATTCCCTCAATAGCCGCACCGATGACCTCTTCATTCTCCTTGCCGATGGTATTCAGAACTTCATCCCAGGCATCCTTCACGCGCTCGATCTGCCCCTGGAATGTTTTGCTTTGGGCTTCCATCAAGCCGCCGAACATCGATCCGGCGGCGGTCATGTTCCGGAATGCCTGTTGGAGTTCTTCGAAACCTACTTTACCGGAAGAAACAAAGTCATTCACCTGGTCAACGGTGGTACCAAGTACCTTGGCTAGTTCCTCATAGATAGGAATGCCCCGACCGGCAAACTGACGGATGTCCATCAGATACGCCCTGCCCTGGGTGCGGGCGGTACCGTACAGGTAAACAAGTTCCCCGATCGGCTGGGAGGTGCCCGCGGCGACATCACCAAGCATCCTAAGTTCCTGCGTCACGGTCTTAGCAGTGGATCCGTAGGCAAGCAGCTGTTTGGCGGCATTGGCGGTATCCTTCAACCCGAATGGCGTTGTGCCGGCAAATTCCACGAGCTCCTTCATCAGGACTTCCGCATCCATCTTGCTGCGGAGCATAGTGGTGAAGGAAATTTCAAGTTGCTGGAACTCGCTCCGTACACGGATGAGATCGTTTACAAATTGGGCCGCTCCCTGGATAGTGAAGTAACCGGAAAGGGTTGCGGAAAGCTTGGCGAATGCGCGATCCATCCGGCTGGATTCGTTCACTGCGCGGTCTGCCATACCGGTTATCCGGCGCTCCATCGCCGTGATCTGACGTTGGAAATCGGAATCCCGTATCCAAGCATCGAATGAAAGCCTTCCGCCGTTGATATCCATATTCTATCTCAATGAAGCGTTAAACGCCCTAAGCTTATCCAGATCGGTTTTTGGTTTACCGGGTTCGTTACTGCCGGCACCGTTCCCCGTATTATCGTCATCCTCGTAGTGCGGCGCATCGATCATCATCTTGTGCACCTGCATCCAGCTGATTCCCCAAAGCAGGTATTGCAGTGTCCATCCGAAGCGTTCGCATACCTGCGACCTCCACCCCTGGGGACTATTGCCACCTATTGTTTTTCCTCTACCAGGTTTGCTTTGGGTTTTGTTGTCCTTGGAATCGCCCCGGACATCCACCTGATAGAGTTGATAAAATCCCCGGCATTCATTATCTGCCGGATGATAAGCGCCAGTTGTTTGAGCGTGGAAGGCTTCAGTCGGCGCAGGAAATAATTCGTATACCTATTGATAAGGGATCGGTTTACAAATCCCCTGTACGGGGTAAGCTCCACCCAGCACCGGCCATTCAGGACCGCAACCGCTATTACCCGTGCCATTGGTTCGGCCGATCTCTTGATGATTCGATTGCTTTGGCGTATCGGGTTTTCCGTGAGGGCTTCCTCGTCGATCTCCATTTTCAGGAACTCGTCAGCCAATAGATCCAGCGTACCGGTATACGGTTCGTGTATGGTGAACGTCTTCTCCTTCCCGGATCCAAACAAACGCTCAATTGCGCTGGTCCGGACGGTGAAATCCATTCCCTTACCGATCAGCGAGTCGATGTTGGCCTGTTCGGCCGCAAGCGCATCAAAGTCTTTTTCTTCCATGGATTATCGGTCATTTGGAAAAAGGGGCACAACATGCGCCCCTTTAATCCGGTTTTTAGGGTGTCGGGGCTATCTCGACGATTTCCATGATCTTGATGCCTTCTTTGGTAGGCTTCAGGATGTCGACCGCGATCTCCAACAGCAATTCCTGGTCGGCACCAAGCCCACCATTCAGTTTGCCCAACAGGGAAACCTTGTTGTATTGGATTGTCTCGAATCCCTCCTTCGGGGTTACCCGGATGGTGCATTCGTATTCCTTGGCGTCATCTTCCGTATAAACCTTTCCGCCGCCTGCGGTATCGACCGTCCCGCCCCTGGTCAATGCCAGTGCATTCGAATCCGGATCCGCAAGACTGAAAAGCAACCGGCGTGCGCCAGCGGTCTTGAATGCTTTCAAAGGGGTAGAAACCTCCTCTACTTCCACGTTTTTCACCGTGGCGTCATCTTCCTGGAAGGAGAAGGTACCCTTTGAGGTGAAACCGATGGTTTCGAATACGGTACCGGGACCGCCGTCACCTGCCAACGGTGCGACCTCTACTTTATCGAGGCCAATTGTTACTAAACCCATTTCCTTATGATCTTAGTGGTAAATAATTCTGTTAATTGTTGTAATACAGCTTCAGCCGTACGCGGATGCTCATAAAGTATCCTTGCTGCTTTTCCTGCTTGATCGGCCCCGCTGCGTTTGTCACCAGAAGGCTGTAGTCATTGCGGACATAGTGGCTTTTCAGGATCGGTACGATGATGCCTGTAACGGTCTTGAACCATACATGATTTGGCATAGTGCCGGGATCATGGATGTTGACGTAACCGACTCCTTCCTGGAAGGGCTCATTGTCCACGGTGGTCGAAGTGCAGACCACGTCCTGAACGGCTGAATTCTCCGGTCTTTCGTCCCGGTAAGTGGATCCGCTTATTATCGCGGTTACCTCCGGCACGTTTACAAGGCCGTAAAGGATCTCGGTTATGTCAAGCGTCGTTCTCATCATGCAGCCCACCTATTGATCTGATCTGTGATACTTCTCATGTATCTATCCAGTTCCTTCTCGGCCTCCAGCTCTGCCCCGTCCAATACGTCCAGACCACGTGATTGCACTGCCATAGCGTAGTCCATGCCGGCAACCACTACCAATGCGAATCCGCTCCGTGGGACATTACTGGCGGCATGTCGTTCACCTTCAGACACACCCTCAGCGCCGCCGATCACCTGACGGAAATTCCGCTCTACCAAGGTTCCATCATGATAAATGGCATATCCAATCGAGCTGCGTAGGTTTCCGGTTTGATCCATATAGGTGTTTAATCCGCGAGCATGCGCCACTGCTTTCTCTCCCACAAGCCGCAAACCGCGCAGGAAAATCCTGTACAGCTTGTCCCTGAAATTCTGTTTGAGGGCTCTTTGGATATCTTCCCTATTGAATGTTGGCTGTATCATACCCAGATCCTGCAATGGAAATAGTCCCTACTGAACCTTTTTACCGCGCCTACCAGCCTCACAGCTCCATCCATGATAACCCGGATCCTATCCCCTCTTTTCAGATTCGGGATATCGAGCTCGCAGAAGACAATCGACCCAAACTCCAAAACATCGCCATCCACAACAGTGGTTGAAGTGCCTTTGTCGTTGGGCTGATCGCGGCAATCCACCTCCATGTCGGTGGCTGGAAGCCATTCCGTACTTTCGGCGGGATTGACCCAATTACCCTGGCTATCCTTGTAGGGATCGCCTGAAGGGATGAAAAAGAGCTTGTGTGCGTAGTTGTCCATCCTACCAGCGGTTTGAAGCGTCGTAGACTTTCGGTTGCGGCGCAAGTTTGTTCTCTACACCGAGTTCGTCGCAAAGCATGCTGTAATAGGTCCGTATCCCGTCCATATTATATTTCCGGGAGAAATCTCCCTGGGAGATATCCGGTTCAAGCAGCAATTCGGGAATAACGGATACAAAGACTTGCTTAGCGATCAACATGGATGACGGCGTGAGCTCGCCTTCCGGGTTTCCACCCAGTTCGGCGAGCTTAACCGTCAGTTCATCATCCTCAATCTGGAGTTTGAACTTTCGCAGCTTCTTCTTTATGAACTCTGCCAGCGCCATCGTTTACGCGGCTTTCTCGTCAATCCTTAGGATGGCCATGTCGTTCTTGCCGTTGAACACGGGTACCGCGTTCATTTCGTACTCGACAAACCGACCTTCTTCCCGGCGATAGCTGGAGATGAGGTTTTCCTCGTAAACCGTGTAAACCTTATTCGGGTGCGGATCCTTGGATTCGAGTGCATCCTTCAACATCAGTTTTGCAACCGGTGATGAGGTACGGAATACGACCCGATTATCCTTGAAGGCGTTCACTGGCTCCTGGTTGGTACCAGGCAAAGTGACGAACACGTCCACTACCTCGATAGGCGGCAGTCCGACTACTTTCAGGTAGCCGTTCAGCATCTCAAGCGAGATGATTCCCGAAGGTGATACACGGCCTTTGGGTACGTCCACTGAGAATGCAGCCTTGATCTTCGCAGACTCCAATACCAATTGAACGGTATTGAAGTTCATCTGGATTTTCTCCACCAACTTGCCTTTTGCCCTCAAAGCCAGTATCACATATTGGAATACCGCTACTGGATCCGAGTTCGCCTTGTCACTGAACAGCACGTCCGATGCGCGCAATAGATATGTAGGGATCTTGAGATCAAGTTCCCACTGAACACCGTCCGGATTGTTGGCCACCGTTACTTCGTACTTACCATTGGAAAGTCCGTTGTAGAACAACAGATCCAAGCGCTTGTGAGGCGCGATAGCCGCTGGCTCATACATGTTGAAAAGGAATTTCAACACCTTCTGCCATTCGGATGATTTACGCTCACTGGTGAAGTTACCGGCACGTCCACGGTACCGGCCTTCAAGCTGCATGAGCTTGTCAAGGCGGTCGTTGTCCAGTTGCCAGCGATCCCCCAAACGGCCGATGGTACCGGTGATCGACCCGAGGTCAGGCATCTCACGAAGCGGTTTGTCGGCATTCTTTGCGATGATCGAACCGGCTTGGGCAGCGGCGTATTCGCCAACGAACTCGTTGTAGGCCCCCGATACGGAGAAGTCCGTATCCATTTCCTTCTTCCACTCGGGCTTGTAAGTGGAAATCTTCATCTGTTCCTGGATGAAGGCATCGAAGTTTTTTTCCTCCGAAATTTCCTGAAGTATAGTTTTCATTGCTCGAATGGATTAAGGGATGATCAAAAATCGCACGGTCAAGGATGTCTTGATCGCATCGGTTAACGCATACGGCAGCTTGCTTTCGCGCACTTCGTCAGCTGCGTAGATCGCAGAAACCGAGGGTTGCCCCTCCAGCTTCACGTCTGCGTAGTTGAGTTTGGTCGCAACCAGCAGCGCCTTGTTGTCGCCGGCCTCCGTGGATATCGTCAGGACCGTACCTTCAGGTAGTGCACCAAGCGCAGCGCTGATGGTCAATTTATCCGTGGCAGTGTCCACCGAATCAATAGCCGAGATTGTGGCGGCTTTGGTGCCGTTACCAACATGCTCGTTCACTAGGAAAGTGTGATTCTTTTTTACGATCACCTCGGTATCATCTGCTTCGAGGGCAGCCGCGAGCGTCACCGTCTTAACCGGCTTAGCATTCCGTGTGGCCCAATCGATCGCCAGCGGCGTTCCCTTCTTGATGTACTCGACACTTCGCGGGAAGTCGTTGGGATTGATGTTGAAACCACCCGTATGCACTCGGACGGTCTTTTCGTCCCACAATTCTTCGCGGACGGGACCGGCCTCATTCACTTCATATTTCATTTTTTGAAGTTTTTCGTGATTAATGGGGTTAATTCTCCTTTGGTACAGCGGTTGCCGCAGCGGCTTTCAAGTTGGTAATGAAGTCAGATTCGCCGGTCGAGTTGGTGATGAACGGCTTTTCAGCCCCTTCCGCCAATTTTTCGTTAGCAAACTTCTGCTGCAATTTCCCCCATGATTCCGTGGCTTTAGTGATGAAGGCGTCTGCCTCATCCTCGCTGTTGAATGTCCGCCCGTCGAGTTGATCGGTGATGTAGTCGTCGTCCACCTTCGCCTCTTTCAGCTTATCGGTGATGCGCTGATTGAGCGTTTTGGTGGTCTTTTCCTGCTTGATGTTGTTGATCTCTGCCGTCAACGTCTCATTTTGCTTCACAAGCGTTTTAAGCAGCGATTTCACATCATCTTCGTCCCCCTTGTCGTTCGGATCTTCTTTTTTGGGTTTGGTATTATCGCCGTCACCCCCGTCCGGCTTCTTCTCGGTTGCCTTCTTCACAGCTGCGGTGACGCGACCGTCAACTTCGCCCTGCACACCTTTCAATGCTTCTGCGACCCCATCGGAAGAAACGACGGTTTCGATTTGGCTTTCCTCCGTAACGGTTATAGCAAGCATTGCAGCTATCCCCAGGAGTGCCTTTTCGCCCAACCCCAGCGACTTGATCGTGTCGGCATGCTTGGTTTTGAGCGCGGCTAAGATTTTTTCCTTCATAATAAATTTTTGAGTTTAATTCAATCAGACTCAAAGCTCATTATATTATCCATTGGATTCTATTTTAGTTTGAAATACAATATTATTTAATTGATTTTAAGATATTTATGATGATTTAAATTTATAAGTATATTTAATACTTTGATTTTTCAAAACTATTACAGACATTTGCTTTTGTCGTTCGGGTATCGCAGCAACAACCCTTAGCCGGGCGGCAATGAGTAAGGCAACTAAAAGTATTGGAAATGAATATGTTACACGCGGATATTCACCGCAAAGAATCCATAGTTTAGGTTAGTTTATGCAATACGTCCGCAGTGATGCGCGCGCATTGCGCCGGGGGTTTCCCAATACTCCCCCGGTTTTTTGACCGTACAAAACACTTTTATGAATACACAGCAAGACAAATTCGAATTATGGTGCATCGTTGAACTTTTCGGCCATTCCAAAATTGCCGGGCTTTGCACTGAACAAAACATTGCAGGGACCAACATGCTTCGTGTGGACGTGCCGGAAACAGCCAGCAATCCACCGTTCAGTAGGTTCTTCAACCACGCGGCCATATACGCCATCAACCCAGTGACGGAAGAGGTTGCCCGGTTCGTAGCTGAAAAGCTGAACAATAAGCCGATTGACAGCTGGGATATCCGCCAGTTTACCGAAAAGCAGCTGCAGTTGAAGGTTGCGGAACAGCCTACAGAATTAGATTACGAAGATGATGACGATCAACCGTATTGATTAGATTCGGATGTTGTGGTTTGCGTAGGACAACGGGAAAGACTGCAAACGGGTGGAAGGCCCGATTTTAAACATGGAAACTTTAACTATAACGCCTAACATTAAGCTTATCAACAAAGGGTTGATCTGCCCCTATTGCGGAGGCAAAACCAAGCTTACTAACGAACAGCGATATTTTGCAGGAAAATACAGTAGCCCGGTCTGGGCGTGCGAACCCTGTTTCGCATGGGTTGGGGTATTCAAAGGCACAACGGTAGCCTATGGCCGTGTCGCAAACCACGCATTAAGGGAAGCCCGCTGGTATATCACCTACTATTTCGACACGATCTGGAAGAATGGCCATATGCCGAAAGCGCAAGCATACCGATGGATGGCGAAAAAATTAGGGATCACGCAAAAGGATTTTCGTATCGGATGGCTTGACCTGAAGCAATGCCAGAAGGTGATCGAGGTGAGTAAGAAATTTTTGAACATATAAAGAGAGGGCCATTATTATGATAACAGACAACCCGTTCGTGTACCCGATGGTCGATCCTAACGGAAGGATGAGGCCACAGATGGGCATCACGTTACGTGACCACTTCGCTGGTCAAGCCATGCAGGGAATGCTTGCCAACCCAAATAATAAACTCACGGAAGATCGCGCTGCCCAATGGGCGTATGTGGTCGCCGAAGCCATGCTCCGCGAACGGGAAAGGAGGATTCGATGAAGAGGGAGATACTTTTCCGTGGTAAGAGGACTGAAAATGGGGAGTGGGTGGAGGGGTTGCCTCACAAGGGCTACGACGATACTTGGTTTATTAGCAACGGCATAGATACGTGGCGCATTCAAAGAGAAACCCTCGGCCAATTCACCGGGCTAACCGACAAGGATGGGTATAGGATTTTTGAGGGGGACATAGTATTCACCCCAACCGAAAAGCACATGGCAATAAGCTGGTCTGAACGATTCGCATCGTATGTAGTAGACCGGGACGGATGGGCTTTCTCGCATTGGTTCGGAGAATCCATTGAAGCTCATCAAGTGAAAGTAGTTGGTAATGTTTGGGACAATCCCGAGCTTCTGAAAGGAGGTACCCGATGATTCAGACAGAAATTTGGAAGGAGATTAAAGGGTATGAGGGGATGTATTCGATTTCCAACCAGGGACGAGTCAAGAATTTGAACAAATCGAAAATGATGAAACTCACTCGGTCCGTGAATATTCAAGGATGTGTGAGAATGAAGGTCAACTTATCGAAGAGCGGTGTTTTAAAGACCTTTACCATATCAACACTTGTCGCGAACCACTTTCTAGGTAAGCAGCACGGAATGGTGCAATTTAAGGATGGTGACCCGACCAATTGCAGAGCCGATAACATAATGATTGTCCGCGCGACGAACCGATTCAGATCGGCGCATTCCAAGGCCGTAAAAAACAACGAAACTGGCGAGGTTCACGAAAGCATCACATCTCTCTCAAAACGGCTCGGGGTGACCCCCGAAGCTATCACCATGGGACTTCGAGATAGTCTTCCTAAGTATCGAAATTACAGTTACGTATCAAGTGAACAAAGCATATCAAGGGGATGACAAGAGGACGTAAAATATTGCTTTGGTCTGCAGTAGTCGCCTACTACCCTATATTCGTTGTGGGGGCTGTTCTCATAAGCACCAGCATACTAATCCGATGCGTCGGCTTGCTGCTTACCATGGACACCAACCACGCTAAACGCGAATTCCAACCAGTTAAAAGAGCATTCAAAAAACTATTGGGATATGAACACATTCAACGTTGACGAGGCTATTAAAGCTCAGAAAAATTACCAGCAGGAAAACAAGTGTCCTGCCTTCGCCCCTTCTAATGGAATATGCTGGAAATGCAAACAGCAAATCTATTCCGAGAAAGATCACGGTAGATATAAAACGGGTATTTCTGTTGAAAAGGCTTCAACGCAATTAGTCACGGGATGCCCTCACTGTAACAGATCATATTGCGATTAACCATGATGACAGACGCATCACTCATGCCATTCGGCATCCACAAAGGCAAACGGCTTATCGATGTGCCTGCAAAATACCTCATCTGGCTGTACGACGAAAACAAGTGCAGCGGCGCGCTGAAGGATTACATCGAGGATAATATGGACGCTTTGAAAAAGGAGACAAAATGAGAGCTATCTACAAATACATCCTTCCAATGAAGGAAGAATCGACGATTAAAATGCCCTACGCAGCTAAAGTCATTATGGGCGAAAATCAGGACGGTTTCGTAGCTATTTGGGCTATAGTCGATACGGACGCTCCGGAAGTTGATCGGCATTTCAGGCTCTACAAAACAGGTCAGGAAATCAAAGAATCACCCGAGCGGCTCCGCTTTATCGGCCGGGCAGACATCCACGTCGGGATGGATCTAGGCATGCACATTTTTGAATTATTGAAAGATGAAGAAATACAACCAGCCCCCTATACAACTTAAGGGACACTACCCTATCGAGGTTGAGGAGATGATGTACTACCAGTACTTACCGATCAAGATGGCCGGAAGTTTGGAATTCCGCATCCCCGCGAGGTTAGCGATATTCGAACCAATAATAGATGCTGTCAAGCTGGATTTTTACCGGCACAGCGGCAAGCTGTATGGCCTCTGTGAAAATTACATCTACCTGACCGCAAAACACATGTTCGTTGCCCCCGGAACGAACCTGAACCGCCTCGGATGGCATTCAGACGGGTTTGGGTCAGACGACATTAGTTACATATGGTGCAATACGCTGCCAACTGTGTGGACGGATGGCCGACCTGACCCTCCCAACGACGACGCAGAGGCGCTTAAATACTTCAATGCCGCCAATGACCTTTCGGTGTATGAAACTGAACCCTTCAAGATTTACCGGCTGGATCAATACGTTGTACACGCATGCGCTGTTAGCGATAGGCCGGTTTTGAGGTCGTTCGTCAAAGTCAATATCAGCAAGGACCAATACAATCTGGTTGGAAATAGTCACAACTATCTTCTGGACTACGATTGGGAAATGAAAGAACGGAATGTTGAACGTAACCACCCAATGAAATGAACCTTGGATTCATGCAAAAATGGCCTAAGCACATGGGAGAATGGGCTGGCCAGCCGACGTACTTCCCTCACAAGATATGGGAGCATTTGTTTAATGTGGTTGAGTTCAAAGATTATGTTGCTTGTACAACCGATCACCTGCTACGGTTTGGCAACCATTGGGATATGCCTGTAGATTCAGTTGCACCCAAACTCCACACAATGCGAGAGGATCCATTCAACAGATGGCAAGCCGGCAATTTGATCCACTTCGCTATCAACAACCAAACGAAGAATTACTTCCGCTTCGCGCCGGTGATTCTATGCGTGAGTGTTCAGTACGTTCAAATAATCCACGATAGCGATGGCAGGTCTGTTCACATCGGTAATAGGCCTGATTACGAAGATTGCGTTCCATTTTACCTCGACAACGGTTTCAGCGATGACGAAGAGATGTATGGAATGAAAGAAATGGAAGTTTTCGCCCAAAACGACGGCTTTGAATCAATTGAACACTTCTTCACCTGGTTCAATAAGTCGGCAAAGTACAAGCTCATACATTGGACTACCAACTTAAAATACTAAATTATGATACCTACTCAATCTCATCCCCTGCTCGTATTCAACGGATTTGGATACACAGACTTCGACATCTGCCGTGACGGCCTATTGTTCATTAGAGATGTCACCAAAGGCATCAACGTCATCAATCCCCACGGTGAGGATCCATGCGTCTACGCTGCCGGTGACTGGCAGCTAGTTAGCGAGGTATCCAGCCGCGGCAATTGGATACCGTGGGGAACAATAACGCGTGATAAGCATCCACAGGAGCGCACATACATCAAGCTCGCGGATGATCCAGTCGAGACATACATCGACTCCGATGCAAAGGAAGTATTTTCCGCGCCCCGAGGTGCTGATATATACCTATTTCTCGCTGGATCCGTGGCATTTTGGTCCGCAATCATCTTAACCTTCATGCTGACATGAGAGCGATTAGCATTGAAACCGTGCACCTGGTGTTGGGGCTTATTGTCCTAGCAATTTGGGGGATAAAAAATCTATGGAGGAATAAACGATAATGGCAATACTTAACTACACAACAAAAATTGACAGCACCAAAACCATAGGTGAGATAACGAAATGCCTCGTAAGCCACGGGGCAAAAAAGATCGTGTCGGACTATGACGACGATGGAATACCGACGTTAATCACGTTCCTACTCCCCATTAATGATCGAATGGTTGCCTATGCCCTACCGGCCAATTATTCCGGTGTGCTAAAAGCTATGGAAAAGGCCAAGGGGGTGCCCCGACATTTGTGCACGAAAGAGCAAGCCGTGCGAGTATCGTGGCGCATTGTAAAGGACTGGATCGAAGCACAAATGGCAATTGTAGAAGCTAACCTGGCTGATATGGCAGAGGTGTTTCTGCCTTACGCTGTTACACCGAGTGGGAATACGCTTTATCACGAAGTAAGGTCAAACCCTAAATTACTAGGACAATGACTAAGGCACAACTACTCGAATACCTAACCGAAAGAGCTGCATCCTACCGAAAAGGATGCGAGGCGTCTATAAAACCAAATGCCCACATGAATGATGTCGTCCCTGCAGACGCTATCGAGCAACGGGTGATCGATGCAATACTCGTGGACTTCGTTAACCATATCGGTATGCACCAGGGTATCGATTATGCATTGTACACCAAAGATTTTGTAAACACATGACAAAAGAACAACTAATTCACGGCGTTGAGCTGGAAGATCTCATCGTCGATTTGGAAAACCAATTGGCCGTGATCGAAAAAGCCACCGAGTTGAAAGGCGAAATAAAAGTAGCTGTAAACGGCAAAGGTTTGGCTTTTGACCTTGAAAAAGAACACGTCGACTTCGAAGCACTGAAAGCGTCGTCGATCGCAATCATCACCGCAAAGCTGGATGCGGCTAAAAAGGAGTTTGAAGCGCTATGACAACCAACAGAGCATTTAAGTACAAGCCGTCTTCACTCCCTTTTCTCGTTGGTGTTCTTGTCGGTATCGTTGTGTGTCTAGCAATTCATTACGTCCGGGACATGATAATTATGATGATCCTAGCAAGCAACAAATGACGACCATGAAATCAGTCACTATACTACAAGGCCGCGGGCATGTGGTCGAATTGCCGGAGGGGGCAACAGACATCAGGTTGCACGGCCCAGATAACATGGGTGACACTGCGTTGCTATGTAATTTAGGTGCGTACTATTGCCTTCCTAAGGGCAACTGGCAAATAGTAGGGATGATTTGTGAGGTGGGGGAAATCGATGTGTCTGATATAGTTGATTCTGTCTCCGTTACTTGTACTGATGGTGCGGAATATAGAGGGTGGCGTAATTACGTATATAGGGATGACTTTGATGAAACTACATTAGTAAACACCGCCCTCGAATCGTCTATTTTGGCAGAGGGATGGTATTTTGATAATCCTTATCCCGAGCCTAAACCCACCACTTATGAGCGGACGGTTAGCAATTTTGGTAAAAATACCGATTGGAAAGCCTACGATAAGGCTCATGCGGAATGGCGGGACGCCCAATCCCGCGTCCTTGACCGAAGTAGGTGTCTGTTGTTGGGGAGGGTGGACGGATGAAGCTACGCAAGCCAACCCCACGAGATATAACAAAATTTCGGGCCGAATACTGGAAGCTAATGAATGAGTTATGCGACGATATGCTTGAATACCGTGACGGAGTGATTAACACCATGAATGAAACGGGGGTGTCGCAAGATTTTGACTTTCCTGAAATGGCGCGAGCGGCTTTCATTAGGCAGCTCGATACGTGTCACGGCCAATTCGACGCAAAGTTTAAATCCGACAAAATTATTAATGGAGAATGAGAACATTTAAACGAAACCCTTTTGCGATATGGATGCTGCTTTCGGCCATCGGCGTAGCACTGTCTACATATAGTGTCATTAGTAAACGTAAACCTGGCAAGCCACGGGAAAAGCTTTCTTCCTTTGCCCATTTTGATGAGGCATGGGTCGTAGATGACACTGTTTTTTTAATCAATGGAGTTGACACCATTAAACGGACGATAAAGCGATGAATGATACTGTTATCATTGTAGGAAGCGGACACGACCTCGCGCTTATCCAAGCGATTGTCGACAAGTTTAACCGCGTCGCAAAATTGAACATCACAGTTGAAGAGTTTGAGGGCCACTTAGCTAAGCTAACGCAACCTTTTAGCTTGAAAGATATTGAAATCACGGAAATGGACGCCAAAATCATCCGCTCTGAACGACCTTTTCCCAATAAGGAGCACCGGGGTAAGCATCGTACACACCGAAACAAATGGAGACGTTAATAATGAAAACATTCACAACTGAGATACTTGCTTTGGATCCGGCATCCGGAGTTATGAAAAAATGGGCGGGCCCGTATATACAAGCGGAGTCATTCGAAGCCGCCGAACACCACTGTCAGGAAAACGGCATGGGCTATTGTGAAGTCACTGGCCAACTGGTGGCGGAAATCGACGAGGAAACCGGTATCAGGATCGATTTTGATAATCTGAATTAAAGGTATTGAACAACAACCGGTGTCATGTAGCACTATATTAATTCAAGCTAGTGCTAGATGACACCGTTAGACCAACAAATCTCTAATAAATGAAATTATCGAATTGTTCTTGGATAGACTTTGGCACATCGGAACGAGGAGTTACTGACAGGTCCACCTCTCCAATGAACCAAGTTACCCCAGATTTGTCCGGCCCTGACCGATCGATCACATCGCCGTATTGGTGCTGTGAAATTTCCTCTAATTCGATCACATTGCCATTTGAGATAATCGACCTAAAAAGAATGATATTCATGGGTTTATTATTAAGTAAGAGCAACATCGCCCTCCTTATAATATACAAAATTATATGAAACTCACCAAACTCCAACGCGAAGAGATCCGCATGAAGTATGGCGGCCGCTGCGCTTATTGCGGTTGCCAGCTTGGCCAGCGGTGGCATGCGGACCACCTTATCCCTATCCGCCGGTCGGAGCGGTTTGTCCGGGATGAATCGAAAGCGTATGTGCTAGACAAATACACCTACAAGCCATTAAGAGAAAAGTACCTGGTCAATCCGGAAGCGGATTGCTTCGAAAACATGGTGCCAGCGTGTGCATCGTGCAATATACTAAAGAACAGCCTTCCATTGGAATCGTTCCGGGCGACAATTGCCGGCTTCATCACCAGCCTGAACCGTGATAGTACCCAATACAAGATTGCAAAGCGGTACGGCCTGATCCAGGAGACGAAAATTGAGGTTAAATTTTATTACGAGACATATGGAAATAACGGAATTACGGATTAAAAACCTTGTTTACTTTCCGGGATGGAATCGGGACGGTACTGGAAAGATTTGGGGCGTCAGGGATATTTTTTGGGATGACTTTCGAGTCGGTTTGTCAGATGGTTGTATCCAAACAATGACCCGTATCGATCAAGTTAATCCAATCCATTTGACGTCCGAATGGCTATTAAGGCTAGGGTTTCGCATCCCAGCAGAAACCTTGGACAACCCAAAAAAAGACAATATTACGGTTGTCCCACAAGGTAATCATAATTTCGTTTGGCTTCATACCGGCAGACTAGGCCGTGATCTGATCGAAATAGATGTTCAGTACGTACACCAGCTACAGAATCTGTATTTCGCGCTCAGTGGAAAGGAACTGGAGGTAAAGGCATGAAAAAGGTTGGAGGACGTGAGACCTTCTCACGCCCAGCCCTGAAGAGCTGGCCGAAAACCTATAAAAATAGGCCAATCAAATACCAAACGGTTCTTGCGAACATAGTTAAGCTGTTGATTGTTCGGATGATTCGTATAAATCTCTTCATACTCACTCCTTATTAAGTGAAACCATCCTCCAACCGATATAAAGGTAAGAATTATATTAAAAAAGGAAATTCATGAAACTAACCCATAAACAACGTCTGATCGTTGACTACATCCGGAAGAACGGATCCATCACCGTAGAGCAATGCCAATCGGTGCCCGGTGTCAACACATACTATTGCAACGGGGCAAAGCATTGCGGCAACCTGTTGCGGACAATGAACAAATCTGGACTGCTGGAGCGGGTTAAGAAGGGAACGTATCGCATTCCGGAAGTGGGACGGCTGCGTACATCCTCAAAGCCGCAATTGGCTGATGAACGACAACAATCTTTGTTTTGATATGAACTCTAGAAAAAGGACAATCCTCCGCCTAAAAGAGCGGTTCGCGATATCCATCACTCCGATACCCAAAGTGCACATCCGTGTTCAATTCAGATCGGATGGTTCATGGCATTGGAGTTTTGGGTATAGGTCACACGAAGCTCTTGGCTTCGAAAAAATAAAGGAGTCTGGCAAATGGGCCTTCGCAGGTGGTCAAGACTACTGCGTAAATGACTTATGGAGATGGTTGAAGGAATACGCTTACCGAGAAGCTATTCACCCATTGGATATCGTACAATGAGAAAGAAGGAAATAATCCGCTTTAACCGGATCGTCTTCGTGAACCGGTGGAAGATGACAAAGCTGGCAAGGCCGTGCAACTGGACGTTGATCGGGATAGCGGTATGGTGGTCAGGTCCGGAATACTTTTGCTACAAGCTATGTTTTTTCGGACTGGAGGTTAGTGTTTGGTTTAGGAGAGAGTTTCCGTAATCCCCGCCGCACATGCAGGTCTTAATAAGCATGTGCGGCGGGGCCTGGATTTAACCAAAATGCGGAGAGGGTGGGATTCGAACCCACGGTACCGTTTCCAGTACACTAGATTTTCAAACTAGCGCTTTCGGCCGCTCAGCCACCTCCGAAAGTCGTTTTTTTAAGCCTTTCGGAGAAGGGACAACAAATATACAACAAATTAATTATTCATATGAGCACATTCAATTTAGATTACGAGTATGACCTGTACCTTTCCCGTGTGGGACTGGACAAAAAGAAGATGGACAAATCGCACCGGCGCGAGACGAAGCGGGCCTTCATGGCCGGAGCCGGCTCCGTGCTCGCCATGTTGGGCGATATTGCCGACATGAACGAAGCGGACGCGATGGCCGTGCTGTCAAGGGTGAAACATGACGTAGCGGAGTATTGGGTAAGGGAAGCAACGAATAGTAATTAGTTGGCACCACCGTTATCATTCATAGATAATTTGGTTTGCTTGTATAGTCAGTGCCGAACCATTCTGATCAATGATACCTGGCGAGACAGCGATTTTCCCCACATCTATAATGGAATTTGGAGCTATAGTTGCTACGTTTTGATAATTCCATTTGTTAGCACCCATTTGGTAATTAATGCTATAGTCAAATTTAATAGTTTGGGAAGTGACATTTTTTATTTGAAGGAATATTTCTCCCCCAGGTTGATTACCTTGACACGCATTGCCACTATAGGTTTTATAGTCTTGGTTAAACGTAAAAACAGCTACTACTTCGTTGGTTCTAAAGTCGAATCCGTTCACACTTTTTGTTTTTTCTGCAACCGATTCTGTACAGGTGTCGGGCAAATCGTCATCCTCGCATGTCATTGATACTGACAAAAAAGCCAAAATCACAGCTGCATACAGGTTAATTGAAAATCTTTTCATAATACGTTAGTTTGCAACTAAATTAACTATGAGTTTTCAATTTCACAATGTTTTTTATAATTTTTTAACTGAAAAATGAAACAAATAAAAAGCTTTGAAATATCAAAGCTTTTTATTTACTTTTGTACAATGGAGATAGTAGGCACAAAGGAGGCGTTTAAAAAGCTGCTGGAGGTACCGGCGATATACAAATACTTAGGCGTCGATACGTCTACGGTAGCGAACTGGAAGCGTTACATGAGGGAAGGAAAGCTAATTTCCACCGATAAGATGGAGGAGATGCTTATGAAGTTCGGGGCGAAGGTTAAGCAGGAAAAGGTATGGGAGGTCCCTATAAAACAACAAGGTATGATTGATGAAATGGACAACAATCGCGGTGTCATGGTTAGATTAATTGCCAGTGTTGAAGAGCACGGGCAATTCGCAGAGCATCAACTGTCAATATTTAGCAAAATGATATTTCGAGATGGCAAGCTAATGACAGACCACTTAAACGATGTTCTTACCCCGGATTATCACTATTCGACGCTTAAATCAAAGCCACTAACCAAAGAGCAGTTTTACAAGCGTTTTAAGGGTTACATAGACAAATACAGCATATGAACGAAAACGACATCATAGTGTTGATCGATGCATTGAAAGACAAGGTAATTGCAGCGCACAGGCGGGGTGAACACGTATCATTTGAAACGAATGTATTTACCGCACATGAGATGGATATGAATCCACCTACAACCGACGTAATCGGCAAAAGTTATTTATTCAGAATCGGCACAACGCCAAAGAACATAAGCAAATGAATTGGATAAGCGTAAATGATAGGCTTCCTGAAAAAGCTAAAGGTGCTCGGGATTTTGTGGTACTAGTATTTACTATTAGTGGTGATTGGTGCAAAGCATCGTATGATTTCGATAACAATACTTGGTGGCGCTTGGATAGCAAATCTACTGCCTTTCGCCACAACGAAGTCACCCACTGGTGCGAGGTGACGCCTCCGCGAAAAATAACAAGCGACCCGGCGGACATAAAGACGCTTGATTATATAGATACATCTGTCATATCCGTTAAAGACTGTTAGATGATTAAAAATGGAGAAAATGAAAACAATATTTGATTACAACCCTACCAAAAAGGAGCTAGTCGAGCTTTTCGGGCTCGATGAGGCTAGCAATACAGCTGCCTTTGGATTTTCCGTTGTTCGTGCGCCAGTATCCGAGTACCAAAGAACCGTAACCAGCGGAGAGAAGCTGCTGGACTTGGCTCAACTGCTTGAATTGCGCGGGTTGGACGACCAGGCGGCTGAAATATGGAAACAGATACCGGATATTGAGCGGCAATACCGTGGCGGCTTTGATAATAAAAGCATTCCATCATAACTCCGTTTTTCGGTGCCTGCTGAAGAACTTGACGATCTCAAACTCGACCTTCGAATAATTTGACATAAGCACCGGCGACAATTCGTCGATAGCTGTCTTTTCCGCAATTCCTTCTGCCTTTAATCGCTCCCGGAAATTGCTTATCCATGACGTATACCCGTATCCTTTATCAAGTATAGTCTCCTTGTGGATGGCTTTGCCGCCCAGCTTCTCAATGAACCCGTCGTATGTGTGCCTAGCTACGAACTGATTGACGGTCTCCATGGACTTTACCTGGGCGGTTGTCAATCGCTTGGGCGGCGTCTTGGTTTTAGCGTGTAGTATTTCGTGCCACATAGCTTCGATGCTGTATTCCTGGTTGAAGGTAAGCTTCTCGCCTTTTTTGATCGCACCGAGCGCAGACCTGAACTGTTCAGCGGCATTAAACGAGCCACCCTCAAACATAGTTCCGTTAAACGTGTGGGTGCTCATAGTTAATGTAGATTGGCCAACCCATGTGTTGTCGCTTGGTCGATATCTCATACTATGCTGCATCAAATAACTGCGAGATTTCTGGAATGTAACATCACCTAACCCTTGCCTGAAATCATCCGGGCTCAGCTCTGCGTATGCCAGCAGCACGTCTTTTACTTCCCTGTTAGTGGGGATATCGCCTTTTATGAGCTTAGATAAATCCAGTGTAGTAGGTTTTGCGGCCGATTCTTCGACAACAACAAACTTAAGTCCTTTGGATACATCTCCTTTCACGTAATTATCCCGGATGAAATATGGAAGCGATTTGGCACCGGCTATGCGATCTTGGTTGTCGTTCATCCATTTATTATATCCGGCTGGCATGGATGTGATCGCCCGGCTGCTTTCATCAGGCAGCATGAGCGGCTCGTCGTTGAGGATACGCATGATATCGTCATCAAGCTCATTATCGGACTTGAAGATAGGAATAGCGCTGCACCGACATTGCGGGTGCCAGCCGGTGAATTTGAAGTCTTTCGGGTATCTGCCTGCCAGTGCTGCACATACAGGGCAATGGTTCGGGTTGTTGGAAAGCCGAACCTCCATCCCAACGATGAAATCCATCTGTTGCCAGCGCATGTAGTCGGATTCCCGGTAAGCCATGTTGATCTCGGTGCGAGTGAGCCGCATGGCATTCTTATAACTGGACCGGTAAACGCCTTGCCCCGGATGGTAGGCTTTTGCATTCCTGCTGAGGTGCAGCACATCATATTTATCCCGGACGCGCCTGAATAGCTTTTCCGGATCCTGTAGATTTGATCGTAGGTCGCGGCTCAGCGCTGCAGCTGATTTCCCCTGACCGAGACCAAGGTCCAGCCCCATTTCAATTTCAGACTTAAACTGGTCGGTTTGCTTCGACACCCGGTCGGATAGGTTCATGCCATTGGTTTTCCGGCGTTCGAACGAGTCACGCGCGTCGAGGTTGCGATTGAAAAAGCGTGTGAATTTGCCGTCCGAGACACTGGCCGACGGATAGGCAGACTTGACCAGGCTATCATTGTTCTTGTTTGCTTCGCCCCACTCGGCCCTCATCCCGTTTACAACAGACGATTTAACGGATCCGGCCATCTCGGCAAACAGTTTATTGGCTGTTTTAAGCGTTTTCGGATAGGCATCGAATGAGAAAGGCTTATTGGGGTCGAAATTTACCGTTTTGGCGAGCTGTGAGAACTCTTTAACCGCCTCATGGTATATTTGGTCAACGGCGCGGGCATTCTGCTCTATTCGCAGGAAATGCGCCCGTTCGAGCGCGCCGTGATTTATGTTGCGGGATTTGGCCACATTAACTTAGCTTTTCGACCATATCGCGTTCACGTGACAACTCGAATTCGTAGGCCGTGTATGTTTCCTTGCCGCTGGACACGACGTATACAACGCTACCGGGCTTAAACTCGATCTCGCACACGATGTACTTCAGCTGGTCCGGATCCGTAACCAGGTAGACGATATCGCCGAAATCGAATTTACTGATGAAAGTTGCCATTTATCGCAATTTCGGTTTCGCTTCCAAACACTTTTTGCACGTCACATTTTCCCAGTGGTATGTATACGTTGGATTCGCCACCGGCTTGTTGGTTTTATTACACGGGATGCCCGCGTAATGCACCACTTTGCTTTTTGTTGCCATCTTTACTTCAATTAAAAGGTTTCCTCAAATACGTCTACCGTCTGCCGGGCCTTAGTCTCCTCGACGATCTTCTTATAGTCGTCCTCGGGGTTGTCAGAGAATGGCGATAATCGCACTGAAACTTCGTGCGGGATGACCGGCTGGTTACCATTGCCCGCAAGTAACGTTTCGATCATCTCCTTCAAGTCCTCGATCATGTATGGCTCGATATTGTCATCTAGATCCATTTCCTTGGCCGTTGATTGGACCGGCGTATGGAGAAGACCGGTGTATGCTAGAATGATGCTGTTGCGGCGCTGGAGGTACTCGGTGAACGTTTCCTCTTTGTTTTTCACTTTCAGGTGCGCATCCAGGAAGAGCAGCTTCAGGGCTATTCCGGATAACGCGCCCAGTCCTTTCACACTGTCGAAAGAAATGTTCGGCGTCTGCGTAAGAGCAAATATTTGCCCTAGCAACGTATCGATTTCAAGCTTGACCGATTCGGGAGCGTGATCCCATGACAGGTAACTTGCCTTACTGCCTTTTTCGCCTACCAGAATAGCACCCGCATCGCCTTTTTTCGCGAATCCCTTCAATACACCCTCGATGAAGATTTTCGGCGATGCGTGGTAATCGTTGGTATCGGCAAAATTGGAAAGCAGCTTTTCCAGCCGCTCGATGAGAATTTGAACATCCGCCCACTCAACCAGCGGCTGCTCGGCGAAGACGAATGGTATCTTGCCGATCGGTATCGGCCGACGTTCCTTAAACACCCAATCGTTGCCGGCTGTCGAATCACGGGTAAATACCATCTTCTCCTCATCTGTGTAAGCTTCAAAGTAGGTGGTGCTTATCGTTCCATCTACGCGGGTGTACTCCAGACTGAATGCCACCATATCGCCGGTTTCATCCTTACGTGGATAAAGCTTGTAGCCATTTAAGGGGGAATATATCTTGTGTCGAAGCTTGTACGACGTGGTTACGCCGTATTTCGTGTATCGTTCGGAAGGAACAGCAAACCAGTATTCGGCGACCTCGGTAGCACTGAACAACGACCTGGCCACACGGCGATTCGTAGAGTGCGTCTTGTTGGACTTCTTGATCTTTGAAACTATGCTGAAAACAAGCTTTTCGACCTCACTGTTGACATCGCCGGACATCTTGGGATCATTACCGAACAGGAATGCAATAGCGCGCTCTACGACGAGCTTTTGAAGCGCAAGGGCAATGCGATTAACCTTCTCCTTGCCAGGCTCCTCAACGACCTCCATTTTCCCATTCTCGCCTCTCACCTGTTTCTCGACGATGATATCCTTATCTTTTCGGATATACGGGTCCGTAACATCGTGCTTCAATGGATCCAGTTGCTTTTTGAACGTATCAACATCGGGCAAATCCCTTTCCCGCTTCTTCAGGTTTTCGATGAGTGCTTCTATCGTGTTTTCGCCCTTGGGCATGAAATCGGTTACCTTCATGTCGTGTCGTTAAAAATATCCTGCAGGACTCGCCACCGATTCGAGCCTGCTGATTGGATGGAATGTATTGGCTAATGCATCAAAGAGGTCGGTGGACCTCCCCAGGCGTTTCTTAATGTCTTCTTTCGGCTCAATGATTACCGACCCGTTGGACTGGAATTTCCATTTAATCTCGATGGCTTCCTCTTTCAGCCGTTCGTTAGGCGGAAGCATCGCATTTTGGTTATTCTTCGGATTAAGCCAGTCACGGACGGCCCAAAAAAGGTAAGCCCGCATGTTAGCGAACTCGTATTGACCAGTGACATCGGTAAGCGGCTGGTCGAATTCACTCTTTGCGGATTCGGAATATTTGCAGCTGATCACCCGATCTTCATAACCCAGCTCAACCAGACGGGAATATACACCAGCACCTTCACCGATTGTGTCGATGCTGCTGATAGCTTCGTGGTCGTTGGCTAGCACGTTCGCGATACGCCCGGCAGTCTCCATATGATCAGCTACACCGGCGCTGTTGGTTTCATAAAACCGCGCTACGATGTTCGCATAACGATAGCAATCGACGGAGCTGTCTCGGCCCATTCCGGCGACGTCGTTTCCAAGGATGAGTGAATCGGAATAGTACTCGTAGGTTCGGCTTGAATGGTATTCCGTCCAGCGCTGTTCAGCGAGCTCGATCCATTGTTCCGGGATAAGATTATCCTGGCCCACCTTCGGGAACTTGCCCAAAACCTTGATCCGGAAGATATCGGTGGGCCGGTACCACTGGCCCTCGAACTGGAAGTCGTCCTCCTCTTCCTTGACCTCATCCACCCGGATGGGCGAACACCAGTTAGCAATCTTATCGATTACCCATTCATAATCAACCTGGCCCGGGATCATCAGTTTTTTTTCGATGACGTTAGGAGCCGTGAGGCTGTTCAGCCGGAACTTCGACCAACGCTCGCCCTTTTGGCTTTTGGCGGCATATCCTATGGTAGTGTTAGGGTTGAAAACAAGTAGGATGCGGCTATTTCCTTGAAGATTCCCTTCAATAGCGCCGAATGTATCGTCACTGATACCCGAAGCCTCCGTGACCGCAAACATTGTGTTCACGGCATGGAAACCAGACCAGGCCTCATGGTTATGCTCGTCAGCCTTGAATCCGGTTAGAAACCACTCCACATCATCCATCCGGATATCATACGCATTCAACCGGCCCGGCAGGTGGACGCCGCGCCTCTTCGCAGCATTGTAGAGGCGCGCAATCTCGGGCATCATGATGTTTTTTACCTGCCGGTCGGTCGGTGCGGTTAAAGCAACTTTGGTATTAGCAACAAGCTCTTTTTTGGCATTCCATTTAGGCGTGAGGTATAAAAAAGAAATAGCCGCGCAAGCGGTTACGAAGTCTTTCCCCCTGGCAGTACCAGATGCGACGGTTGTGCGCGGATTGTGTTGTACTGATTCAACGATAGCCTGCTGATCACGGTCGAGATTGGCACCAAGGGCTTCCCGTATGAACTTATTCCAATCGTTTATCCATGACTTTACAACTCTCTCTCCCTTAGCGCGATATTCTTCCTCACTCTTGAACTTCATCACCCCCTCCTTCCTGCTCGTCATCATCACCGGCGGTCGCCGCATTCATGAGGAAATCACCGAATCCAATGTTGTGATTGAAGTCGCCCTTGGCGTCGATCGACTGGCGGTTTTTCCAGTCTTTAGGTTCACGGTTTGTCAAAGTGAAAATCACTGCTGTCGGGTTGGGCATGATTTTCTTTTTGACACGCTTCTGGGACTTAATGGTTGGTTTCCCCTTCTTATCGTTCTCGTACTCGGTCGTGACCTCCTCATACTCGTGGATGTCAAGAAGTTTTGCCAATCCAGAACGGGCCATGTTCGCAAAGGCTGCAAGACGTTTAGTTTCGGCCTCTTTTATAGCCTCAGAAAACTCAGGTTTCTTTGCTTTCCAGTCGTAGAACGTAGTCTCGGTAATGCCATTCATCTTGCACACGTCAGCAATGGTATGATTGCCGGTTGCGAGTTCATCGCATATCCTTTTCACCAATCCTTTGCTGTACTTCGCCATCGCTATTCAGTTTCGGTTTGCTGGTCGTTGTCGATACCTAGAACGGTAACAGAAGTTCCCTCGTAAGCACCGGCAACAGTTTCAATCTCCGACTTCAAGCTTTCGACGTGGTCTTTATCTGTCACGGTGACGATAATTTTGATGATGGTTGATTCTCCCTCTCCCATTCCTACGCCTACATCTTCGCTGTCGTCGTCGTCACTTTCATCCTCCATTGAGCTACCTCCGAACGACGGGATATCCATCCCCCAATCGACGAGTTGCTGTTCATCCCACTCGTTTGCCAGCGCATCCCAATCGTTGTCACCGTAACCGATATTATCCTTGATGACAATGGCTTTAAGCTTATCAACTGGAGTATCACTTGGGATTATTTTGCAGGGTACTTCTTTCATTCCGGCTTCGATGCAGGCTCGGAGACGCATGTTGCCGGCAACGGCCACGAATGCTTCGGCGTAGGGATAAACAAGAACTTCCCGCAGATTGAGCATCTCGGGATCTTCCTTGATTGATTGGACCAGCTTTTCGAATTTCTCGTCCCTGATCGTACGCGGGTTTTTCGGCAAGCCGGGAATCTGGCCATCATTCGGCCAGATTTCTACGGTTGGAATCAGTTTCGATGTCGCTTGCATATGGGCATATGTGGTGTTGCCCAAATTTCAGCGATATAATCCATTGGATTACACTTTGTTTGAAAATACAGGGGTTTGTCTCTGTATTTCAACGGTTTGTATAGCTTTACGGATTAGATTGAGCGTCTCGGTTGTGTTGAGATCATCGGGGGTACGACGGATGACTATCCATCCGTCCACGGCAGCAAGTGAATACTTCTCCATGTCGCGTTTGTAACCGGCACCGCGGGTATGGCGGCCGTTCGACCAAATACCTCCCTCCTGTTCGATTGCTATTTTGTATTCCAGGATAGCGTAATCAAACCGGAAGCGTCGCACCGGATGAAAGCGATGTTCCTTGACGATATCGACTTTGATATCGGACCTGACGAGCGCACAAAAGAAGTCGGTCGATATCTGTTTTTTCGGTTTCTTCGATTGATGCGTTTTTAAGCCCCTAGAGCGATTATATTTTTTTGCCTTGTCTCTCATCATCCGGTAGTCTGTTAGTCTTGTGTATCGATTCTTTCGCGTTAAATGCGGTTATTTTTCAGAACGGGCCATCGTCGAATGATCCGTTTGGCGAGATTCCTGTATTCGGGCTGGGCGGCGGCAGGATCCATGTATCCTCGGTTTCCCAATCCGTGAATCCCGTCGTGTACTTGTCAAACCTGAGCTGGATATCCTCACATGCACCGTTCCTGTGTTTGGCGACAATTAGCTCGGCCATTCCCTCGGTGGATGACCCGATCTCGTCCTCGGTGATCCCGTAGTATTCCGGGCGGTAGAGGAACATGACGATGTCGGCGTCCTGCTCGATCGATCCCGATTCCCGGAGGTCGGATAGCATAGGGCGCTTTCCGTTGCCCGGTCTGCTTTCCACGGCCCTGCTGAGTTGGGATAACGCGATAACGGGGATATCAAGCTCCTTGGCCAAGCCTTTGAGCGTCCTGGAGATGAAACCGACCTCCTGTTCACGATTTCCCGATTTCTGCCTGTTTCCGGTGGTGATCAGCTGCAGGTAATCAACGATGATCAGTTCAATTCCGTGCTTTCGTTTCAATCGTTTGGCTTTTGCGCATAGCTCGGTAATGCTTATGCCCGGCGTATCGTCCCAGTGGATGGGAAGGGAAGATATTTCCCCCATTTTCGAGTGGATCACCTGCCAGTCTTCGGGGTTCAGGACTTTCTTCCGGATCCGGCTGAACGGTACCCCCGATACGATCGAAAGCTCTTTGTTCGCCAGCTGCTTACTTGACATTTCAAGCGAGAATACGGCTACTGGTTTCTGCGACCTCGCCGCGTTGATGGCCATGGTGATGGCGTTTGATGTCTTACCCATGGCCGGCCGTGCCGCCAGGATCACTAGGTCGGATTGTTGCCATCCACCGGTCAGATCGTCAAGTTTGGAAAAACCCGATGTGATGCCGGTCAATCCCCGGTGCGGGGAAAGCTGGGCCTCCTCGATATCGCGGAGTGTGTCCGTCACGACCTCGATGTTTGACGATTCTTTCCGGGTGGAAATCTGTGTCAGGAGTTCGTCTCTACCGAAATCGGCAGCTGCCATGGTGTCGAAAATATCCTCGGTATCGGTGTAGCACGCCTCGATGATCCTCGTCGACTGGATGATCATTTCCCGCTGGACGTACTTCTGTGCCACGATGCGGGCATGATACTCGATGTTTGCCGATGACATCACCCGGTCGGAGAGTCCAGTCAGGTAGAACGGTCCTCCGACTTGTTCCAGATTTCCCGACGCCCTGAGTGCCTGGGTAACGGTCAGTATGTCGATGGGCTGGCTGTCGAGCGAAAGCCTGCAGCATTCCTCGAAAATCAGCTGATTGGCCTCGACGTAAAACATTTTCGGGGTGAGGATGTCAGCGATTTCGGTGATCGCATCACGTTCGGAAAGCACCGCACCGAGAACGGCTTCCTCCAGATCGATGGCTTGCGGCGGAAGTTTGCCAAGCCCCTGCTGAAAGCCCGTTTCGCGTCTGTTTTCGGCGATACGGCTCATTGTGACACCTCCGGAATCAATCCAAGTTTCCGCTTCTGGGCGTTGGTGAATGTCGTCGTATCACGCCATTTTCCGTTCAGGAAAAGCCATTTCCCCGAATTGTCGGGCGGTCTGTTAGGGTTTTCGAGGTCGGCCGGTTTTGCGATCGGGCCGGATTCTACGGTTTTCCCAAGCTCCAGCTGCCGGCGGATCCACGACTGGCAATGGGATTTCGCTTCCCGGAGCGATGTGTGGTTTTTTCCCTGCCCCCGGAGGAAAACGAAAAACTTTTCGATCCAGCGGGGCACGTCACCAGGATCAGAGATGCCGACGGATGTCCCGAGGTCACCGTGCCAGATCGTGGCCGACATCAGCTCGGTTTCGAGTTCCTCCATCGACAGCGGTTGCCACGGTTTACGGGTGCTTTCGACCTCGGAATCATCATCCGGGAAATCGTCGTCGACGGCGGTTTCTTTTATCGATTTTCTATTCTCTATTTCTCCTATTCTCCTATTCTCCTCTTTTCGTACCTTTTTGCTGTAGTTAATTGAATTTATGTCAACATTAATTGAATTGTTGTTGACGAGGTGTATACATAAATCCATTTTGTCCAGTGCGACCGACTGTCTCCGTTTGTACGTATCCCGTATACTTTCGATGAAATCCTCGCTCCATAGTATTTTATGCTGCCATAAATCCCTGTCGAACACATTTAATGTCACCAAATCATTAATTATTGCGTACATTAATTCCATTGTTGTACGACATTTACCGCATAAATACATTGCATTGATCTCATCATTGAGATTAAGGTAATGGTCTTCGGTCTTTGCCAATGTCTCCAGAATTTTGTACCAGGTAGCGTATCCGTCGTTGCCGTATTTGGTCTCAATGTACGCCATCTTCTTGCCTTCTCCCATCATGTGAGGGAAGTAATCCACCGTGTTTTTTTTCGGTCTGCCTGCCATCTATTTATCCTTTCAAAAATTTATACTTCAAATATTCCGCCCTTCCTGTCTCGTAGCTGACGAGTAAGCACGTTCCGGGCCCCTTGTAACCCCTAAAGCATTTCTCAGCGTCAGAGATGCTAGAAAACCGCATAACGGGGAAACCCGCGGCCACTACCTTGAATGGCGTGTCACGGTTGACGTTCAATTGGCGTTTGCTTTCCATAAATAGTCAGGTATTGTTATCGATGAGTTGCTTTGCCCCTTCTCCGAATCTGGCTTTAATAAAATCATCCATTGATCCTTCATATCGATAAGTCTCTTCCAATCTGCGGTCGAGTTCGACTATATCTATAACTTTTCGACCGAATAAAGCGGTCAGCAACCCATCGATGGGAACCTTGAAACCAAGGATTTCCGACAATTTTTTGATTTCATTCATTTTTCAGTCGTTTTTCGAGAACAAACTCGCGGACGGTATTGCGGTGAACTTTCAGTAGTCGGCCGATCACTGAGTATGGGACTTTCGCCTTCAGGTACCCTTTGATTTCATCTTCTTTGCCGGACAGCTTGTAGGTGGTATTTTTATTGCCTACGGGACGCCCCAATACCACACCTTCAGCTTTCTTTCTGGCTAACGCCTCCTTGGTTCTTTGCGAGATAAGATTGCGCTCTATCTCGGCTGAAAGACCGAACGCGAACGCAAGAACCTTCGATGATATATCATTGCCCAGCCGATAGTTATCTTTTATAGTCCACACCTTTAAACCCTTCTCCATACAACCATGCAAAATACCCATCACCTGCATCAAATTACGCCCAAGTCTAGAAAGTTCACAGGCGATCATGAGATCGTCAGTTACCATTTTTTCAAGTAGTCCGCTGAGTTGCCGCTTTTCCAATTTTACCGCTGAGCTTATGGTTTCTTCCACCCATTCATCAATGATTAAATTATTTGATTTCGCAAAATGCTCTATTTGAAACCGCTGATTTGCCGTATCCTGCTTGTCTGTACTTACCCTAATATATCCATATGTCATATTTCTTTTCCTCCTATCTTTGATGATGGTCAGCAGACCGTTTAGCTATCTAAATACGCGACAGCTGATTAGCGTCCACAGACCATCACAAGATCGTCAATTATTTACCCCGCATTACTTTAATCATCTCCACTTCCACCTTGGCCAGGTCAATGATCGTTTTCACCGCATCATTTATGGCCGACGCCTGGGGAACGAAATCCTTATCCCGCTTGAGACGGCTGATGGTATCCAATAGGGTGTTCTTTAACTCGAGGCCACTGCTGTTAATCACAGTCTGGTGTTGTAAGCCGGTGGCGTTCGTAACCTGCAAAGCCTCCATTTCTTTCACTTCGTCGAATGTCTGAATTACCTGGTCGAAGTCCTCCATCAAGATGGTTATATCGGCGCGATCCGTTGTTATCTTTACGACGTGCGTAATTGCAAACCGCAAAACATGGTGCCTTTCATTTTTATATCGGTAAATTTTTCCCCTCATGCCAGTCATCACCTTCTCAATTTCAAATTGTGTCATTTTAGTTGCTCTTTAAGTTCTCTTTGAAGTAATAGTTGGTTCCTTTTAAGTTCGATCAGATCAGGCATCTGTTTAACGATTTCCCGCTGATCGGGTCGCCCGGAAGTCAAAATACCGGCGACATAGTTGTCGCTGAGGCCGATGATAGATTTAACGGAATTTCTTTTGGCCAATTCGGCGTTGGAGATCAGCAAAAGGTTGTCGTCAGCGCGGTTATACGGGTTCCTGTCGGCGAATATTACATTCATGCCCTTCTGTACCGGACCTCGCAGCTGCTCCCAACGCCAAGGCGCCCAGTGAAGCCAACGGCCATCCACCTTAATCACCGGAAATACGGAGATCCCTCCCCGTTTCCTCCAATACCTGATTTCGCCTTCTTTCGCCGCGCCCCTGGTTTGCCACATCCTCCTGTTTGCCTCAGCATATACCCCCCGTTGCCTGTGTCCTTCCCGGATCGCGTCGCGTTCGGCAGTTGTTCGCTTGAGCTTCAGGTACCGTCGCTTCTTTTCGATGTGCTTTTTGGTCCAGCGTTTGGCTTTAGGCCACTTGGACTCGAAGATTTCCGCAAGCTCCAGGTCACCGATCTGCCGGTAGTTTTCTACAAGGAATTTTACCTGATCTTCCGTCCAGTATTCCAATTGCATCCGTTTCATGCCAAGTTCATACAGGCGCGTCCGTGTGACGGACAACTTCAAGCCCAGGGCATCGGCAATCTGCCGGTTGTCCAGCCTCTCATAGTTTTGTCTTATGAACATATCCATTTCAGGCGTCCATTGCGTCTTACCACAAGCCCTCGAACGGGCATCGGGCCCTTTATGCAGGTCCAAAACCTTGGCGCGTTCACATATGTAATAATAGCTCCAGCCGGTGATAGCTGTTATCTCGCGATTCGTATTAGCTGGATACAACTCTCGGAGCCTTGCGTCCATATCTGCAGTCCAAATCATGCGGTTTTATCGAGTTTTTGACGACGATCCCGGATTTTATTCATATTCCGATTGACTAGATTAACTATTTTCATGTGATGTTCTGAAGGGTTATTCCTCAAACCTCTCGATTGAATCACCTTCATTTCTGACAACGAGATCTCAATCGTTTCGATGGGGTTTCCTTTGAAAGTAGCTGACATCACGAGTGAATCATGCTTCCTGAAATATTTATTCGCAAATAGGCAATGTTTGTGGATATCGCCTTCCTCCATAAATTCCCTTACATGTTCCAGTACCCGTACAGATATATGTCCCGCTTTAAATTGGATCCCGAAAAAAGCTTGCTTTGCTTTTTCATAGGCAGCCTGCTCTTCCTCCATGTAACGTCTCATTGCTTCTACTTCCCTGCGCCGTTCCTCAACTCTCTTTTTCTTGACCAATCGATCATGTTCTCGTTTTAGGTTTGACGGACAAACGAATTTTGGGTTTCGAAGGTCCTTTCGGAAATACTTCAATAAATCCATGTAGTCCAACCACATCAGAGCATCTTTTACTTTATACTTGTTCCGGATACATATTTTAATGCTGTCCCAATACCGGTCGACCATCGACCTCCTTGTCGACGCCGCCTTTATCAGCAACAATTTGTATTGACGAGCTTTTAGAAGCGTCTCAGCGCGCGGATCATGCGTAATTGCCGTGAATAATTCGAATGCTGTTAAACCATGAAGTTTTCCTTTAAACCCATTTCGCTTGAATATTGGCAAACAGTTGGGTCCCGGAAGGACGTTTATTGGATCGGGATCGTATTTTTGATGAAACTGGTGTTTGTCTCGGATCCCGAATTCGTAACCGAAACTATCAAGATTCCAATGTAGGTGATGTAACTTGGCTACGATCTCAACGATTCCGTCAGGAGTAAAGAATTGATGGATAACTTCACGCACGGATATGTCCGCTTTTTTCCCAGATCGATGGAAACTTTTTAGCTCAAATAACCGCACGAATTGGAATCCCTCGACAACATCTAAGTGAGCAACGAACTCCCTTTGTTCCATTTTCTTCTTACGAGTTACTTCAATTTTTAGTTTCGTGTTGCATTTCGGGCAAACGCAAGTATTTACCGTGCCTATATTCGGCCACTCGTGTCCGCAATCCAGGCATGACGTTCTACTTTTGGTTTGATACGCAATATGCTTAAGGCATTTATCAATTGCCCATGCTTTTTCTTCTTCGCTGAGGCCGGTATTCTCTTGGCTCAATTTGAAAAACCGCATCTGTTGTTTAGTCCTTGGCCTCATGATCAGTCGAATAATGATGGTGATAAAACCTCCGGTCTATTCCCTTTATGTTTTGTCGGCTTTTGCTTTAACCGATCAATTTCTGCCTTCACTACCGAATTATATGCGTCCTTTTTAGCTGCTTCAATCTCTTCCTTTGATAATTTCGGAGCACGATTGGTGACTACACGGTAATTTTTCACTGCTGCACCTGGCTTGATATCGTCTTCATCATAGTAATGGACTGCCATTCCGAAGATCTCCTGATCGGTGAATCCGCTTCGGCCACTCGTCTTAACGGCATTTAAAATGTATGTGACACAATCGTCAATGTTCTTTTTTGGCTTTTTTAGCGTCTCAGCGAAAAGCGGATCTTTCGCCGCCAAACCTTTCAGGTGCTCGCTGATAATTTCTTTAAATGAATCTGTTGCTTTCATCGTTGTTGCTGCGTTAAAAGCGGGCGGGTCATCCCCGCCCGGTGAATGTTACTTTTCGATGATCACGATATCCGGTGCTATTTCCTCGATTTCGTGAAGCACCTCATCGATCGCGCTATCCCTGATCTCTTCCAACGTGTCGTTGGCTTCAGGGGAAACCAGCGTGCAGGTCAGGTCATCCGGATTGAAATAAACCTCCACCTCGAATGTCTCTTTGGGCATACCCTTGAAAATGGGCATAACTACCTTGAATTTTTCGGGCACATTGGATTCGACGGTCTGCTGGAGCAATATCTTGCGGTTGCCACGGTCGTCATTATTTTTCTCCAAGTCCTTTTCGACCTTTGCTTTGAAGTTCTTCAGTTCGTGAACTAGCTTCATGGCGACCTGGATGTTCTCAAATGCGGAACGGTTCATCTTGATCAATTCGGCCATTTCGTAAGTGGTCCGATAGTGGCCACTATTGATGCCGAATTTCTTGAATGTCGGATGTTCCGTAATAACGCCCACAATCTGACCATTGGAGTACGGATCATCTTCATTGAAGTCCAGCGTAATAGTCAATGACTCCCGGTTGACCGTAATGAAGGCTTTTTTCTGGTCGATCTCTCCGACGCGCTTTTGAAGAAAACGGAATGGGCTGTCGAGGATACCGGCGATCTTAACCTTTAGCGGCTCCAGCGCGGGAAGGGCCTTGCCTTCGCGGATGATAAGCTCGCACACCTTTGAATCATGGTCTGTAGCTTCCAGTACCGCCTCTTTGATGATTTCGTTTTGAAGTTCTTTGTTCATTTCAATTGAATTATTGGGTTAAATAATAGAGTTAGTCTTCCGTGCCATTACGAAGTGCGAAAAGTCCGCGTTGGCGTTCTTCCGGCGCTAACGGACGCGATTCGATCAGGTCTCCTATAGCGTTATAATATTCCACTCGGCCGTTTTCATGATCGATGAATTTGTAGCAGTCCTCGGACACCAATTGCGCGCGCTGCTTGATGTTTTTCAGTAGCGACTTCTTTTCCGTTTTCAGTGGGTCGAATTTGGCCTTCAGCTGGACGGCGAGAGCTTTCTTCTCATCCTCGATATCGTCCATCTCGATGGATACCGTTGATAGCCGGTTTTTCATGGCGACAATCTCCTCTTCGGTGAACTTTTTCATGTAGCTCATCCGCTCCGGGGCGTCGCAGTTGTCCCGGAGAAATCCCTCTCTTTCGCGAAGGGGTAAATGCTCGGCAATGTTCTTTTTCATTGTTGCTGTGATTAAAAATTAGATATGACAATCGTAAACAGAGATCAATGTGTCACCCGGAAGCGAATCGAGTAGTTTGTTGAACTCAGTATTCCAATCGGAAGCGTCCATTTCGTTTGAGACGATACCCCACCAGCCCATTTCGCCGCGCTGATGCCAATTTCCGTCCTTGATGATCGCAAATGTTGAGATAGCCTCATTTGCTGCCTTTGAAGCGTATTCTTCACGGGTCAATTGGTAATCCTCAAGCTTCAGGAAAAACAGGAAATCGCGAAGTTCGCGGTCGTCCTTGGATGACTCTCGCAAAACTTTCAGTTGTTGCATCGCGGATTGGTTATGATAGGTATCATGCTTTTGTTCGATGGTCAGGCCCTTGTCGGCCAGCAACGTCTCCCACATAAAATCCATCCTTGGAATTTCGCCGCCGAAAAGCTCAGCCAACCTATCGTAACGACCTATGGCATCAGCACGCGCTTCGTCGCGCATTCCTTTCAGATCTATATCCTCCAATTTTGCTTGATCGGTGTACCCTGGTTTGGCCTGACGCCTGAATAAACCCGGCTCACCGTTAGTTCCTACCGCTCCTTGTTTCAGTTTGAGATGCCCGGTCCAACGGCCACCTAATTGATACCAATCCCATTTTGCGTTCGGATTTTCCCAGTAGCCGAACCTGCCGTCCTCGGATGGTGCGTAGCCGCAATATTCGGACATGTATTGTTCGAACGTAGGGTACAGTTCACTTACCAAGATCTCCTTTTCGGTCCAGCCTTCCGGACATACGTAATTAGATCCATTCAAGAGGCCGTCAGACACCCGAAATCTATCCTGATACTTCGATAGGGTCTCTCCTTCAGGGGAAACGAAAACGGTTGTTTCGTCGGTCGAGTATGTTTCTCGATGCTCGGCCTCGATATCATTAAATTTTAGGTACTCTTTAGGGCAATCGCCCATGTTGTTTTCTTGGTACGGTGCAAGTTGCTTTTCGGGGTCATTGCCGATCACCATAACTGTAAAATGTGACATGCTGTATCTAAGTTTAAAATGGTGTTACATTGAAATTATTAATTGTTAGGCCCGCCGTGGCCACGGTAACCGTCTTGCATGTGGCGCTTTCGATCATCTGCTGGAACTGCTTTGCATCGCTGTTACGGTCCGAAAGGTGTATCAGTACAATGTTATTGACCTTGCGGAGATCGTTCGCCTGAAGGGTGCTGATACACGTCTCTACCGACATATGATCGTTGATTACGCGATCTCTGAGGAACTTCTTATCCGACAACGTTCGATCGATTATATCCTCGCTGTAATTGGCCTCTATGATGATATTCGTAAGGCCGGGGAAACGATAATCACAATAGGTTGTGTCAGTCAGGAAAAGCGTCGTACCCATTTCCGGATGCCGGATAAGGAAACCGCATGGTTCGGTTGTGTTATGATGGGTATCGAATGCTATTACCGCAAACGGGCCAATGTGATAGGCTTGGCCGATCTTCATAGGGTTGAATCTGTAGCTTTTGTACCCAAATGCCCGTAATGTTCCGGCGGTTGCCCATACATCCAGCCCGGCATTTACAGCGCCTGCAACGCCCTTGGAATGGTCCCCATGTTCATGGGTCACACAGACACCCGCCACACGTGACAGATCGAAGTCAAGCGCGCGTTTGATTATCTCGAATCGCACCCCGCACTCGACAATGAGGGTATTGCCCCCATTGTCGGTGAAGAGATAGCAGTTACCCGCGGATGATGAACCTATGACGTGCAGCTTCATGGCTAGTCGTCGAAGCTAAATGAAGGCTGCATTCCGGCGGCCGGGTTCTGTTTGTTTGCTGCAGGTTGCTTTTCCGGCTGTTGTGCCGATGTAGGCATCGTCACCTTTTCGGTGGCAGATGGCAATTCCTGAGCCTTGTCCTCTACAACCTCGGCATCCTCGAACGACATTTCTTTGCGGTTGGCGTTTTGGTTGATGTCTTTGGCCACTTGGCTGGATACAGGATCCGAATCCATTTCCCTTTCCGCTTGAATCGCCTTCAGGTAATGCTCGTCGATCTTCTCGCTGTCGATGGTGATGGCATCGTAGGCAGCACGTTTCAATGTTTTCCATGCCATTTCCTCATACCAGCCTTCCACTTCTTCCTTCCCTACCTTGACGTTCCTGTTTTTGGCTTTATCATACTCCCACTTGTCCTTTTCCCCGCCCCAAAACTCCACGGAAGCATACTTAGGTTTCCGTTTGTCTATCTGGGCTTTAGTATAAACCCGAAGCTTATTCTTTTCGGGATTGCTATGGTACACGTGATAGTAGAAACCACCGACGATGTCGCCACGGTCGAACGCATCGACCACATCGAACTCATACGACTCGACCGGATTGTCCTTGCTTTTCTTGTGTACCTTGAAATGGTCGTTGGAATAGACAAGTTCGATTATGACGTCATCCGGGATATCGTAACCATATTTCCGAGCCTTAAGCTCGATCCCATCGTACCCCATCATGAAGGTGATGTCGTACTTTTCCGTCTTGTTGTTTTTATACGGAATGAGATTGATGTGGTTCTTTTGGAGTGGATCCAGCCCGATGACGGAATACGAGATCACATCAAGTGCAAGCTGCTGCATGTTGATGTTGTTCCAGCTGTATTCAAGGTGGTCCTGATCTTCCGGCGCCTTGGCTTTTGCGTTCTTATCCAGTCGTTTCTGATCGGCTGCTTTGAGGACCATATCCAGTTTGATGAAGTAATTCTGAATTACCTTCTTTTGGAAATTGGTCACTCTCGACACGTCACCGACCACGGCGGCAAATTCCTTCATTACCGCCGCGGTGAAGCGCTCACTTGGTGTTTGTTGCGGGGCTTTCTGTACCCCTGTTTGTTGCTGCTGATTACTCATTTTATTGTTGCTTTTTGTTTTTGTGAATGCATTGTTTGTAAGTCGATGTCGGCATCGGCATCTTGATTTTGTCGCACCACATTATTGCCGGATGGTCACCGATGTCTTGATAGATGCATCCCGTGCAACTGACATTCGGTACCGGCTTATGTGGTGCGACTTTTTTTGCCACTACGCTACCCTCAATTTCTCATCGGCGGGTGAAACAATCAGATTGATTACCTGGGCCGCGGTATCCGGTATGTTTGACACGGACTCGCGGTTATCGAGGAATACCGGCGCGGTGACGCCATGGTGGGCCGACAGCGTATTAATAATGTCGATCCCCACAAGAATTTTTGCAGCATTATTCAGGTCGGGGAACGGCACACCTTGATACGTTGTCACACAGGTCGGTTCCTCTCCCCCATTGATCAGATGGTTGAATAGCTTGAAATTGGCGTACTTAAACATGCCGTTGACACGGCGCTCCAGTTCCTCTGATTTAGCCTTCTCGTAGCTTTCAGCGACGAACTCCTGGCGTTCGATGGCCGCTAGCTCTTGCGCCATAGTTTTCTCCTGTGCCTTCAGTTCGTTGATACGATTGTCGGCCGCGGTGATCCGGTCCTTGATAAGGAGTTTTCGTTTGGCGGCATCAAGGTCGGCATTAATGATTGCCTTTTTCGTACGCAAGTCGCTGAGGTCAATCCCGGGACGGTTTCGAAGTGCTTCGTCGATGCCCTCAATATCCTTGATATTAGCATTGAAATCGGCATGTTCCGCCAGTCTATCGGCTACCGGCGTTACCACCACCTTATTTGATTTAACGGCTTCCAACTGGGCTTGGAGATCATTTAACGCGGCTTGCTCCGTTTCGTGCTGGCTTTGCAGATCTGTGAGGGTTTTATTAATGGCTTCTTTCGTGGTCGACACTTCCGTCTCGGCACGGGTAAGCTCCTCGTTCAGGCGGTTCATATCGGCTTTCAAGGCGTCACCACGCTCTTTGATGGAGCGGAGCTCGTTCATTTTATTCTCGTTGAACTTGGCGATGATATCATTCATATTATGCGCCTCATGCTCGCGGCCGCACTCAGAGCAAACCAAGCTATTCGGGTCGATCTCTTTGGCGTTCACCGTCTCAAACTGCGTCCGTAGGGAAGCAATGCGACCGTTTATCTCTTCACGGTCCCGGGAAATACGACGGATGCGGTCATTATGGGATGAGTCCAAACTGGACAGCTGAGATTTTTGCCGGTTTGCAGTCGATTCGATTTCTGCAAGCGCCGTATATTGACGGCTAATTTTGTCGGAGAGCTCCTTTTCCGCACTGCCAGATTTAATGACATCGGAATTGTATTCCTGCGTTACCTTCGCGCGAATCCCTTGATTAAGGGTTTCCAACGTGTGCTTCCGCTGAGTCAGTTCACGGATCGCCTCGTTTTCTGTCTTTTGGACCTCGTTACGGTCCTCTATCTGCTTTTCGATTGCATCATATTGGGCTTGTAGGGTGTCGATCTCGGCCTGTATCTCCGTTTCATCGACCAACTCCGGTTTAGATCGTTCCAACTCGTCTATACGTGGAGGGATCATAGCTAACTCTTCTTTTAGCCGTTTCTTTTCAACCGCATTCATCGCCCGCAACTCCTTAAGGGTTTTACCCGATAGCGACTCCAGCAGCTTAGCAAAGTCGGGATTGATACCAATCAATTCTTCATCCGTCACTTCCCCTGCTATCTCCTGGAGAATGGCCCGGCGGTCTTGCCATTTGATGGAGTTGAAGTAAAGCGGATTGGTCAGTAGCTTGAATACGTTCTCGGGCAGGATGTCGTTTATCCTTGCAGCGTACTCCCCGGCTTGCATCGGCACGTCATTCCAAAAGTACAGGTGTTCATTGCCGGTGAATTCGGCGGTCTCCTCCCCTCTCTTCTTTACCCACTTTTCCTTCATTAAGTGGCGCAAACTGATTTCCTCTCCATCCACAATAAGGATGGCCGACACCTCGTTTTCGGTTCGTTGCTTAGCATTGCCTTTCCCGTCCAGCGGTTTGATCTCGAAATCTTTCCGGTCTGTTGAATCCTTACCAAAAAGCAGGAACAAAAACGCATCGAAGACGGTCGTCTTCCCTGACGCATTCGCACCTAGGATGGAAGTGACCTGCTGGAAGGGAATGGTTAGTTTTGATATTCCCTTAAAGTTGATGATTGTCAGTGATTTTATAATGATATTCATGGTTATGCTGATTTTACACCGTAATTAAATGAGGTTTCGCCACGGCTTTCCGTGCGGGCACTATTGATTGCAGATTCCAGGAGCAGCAGCGTCGCCATTGAATGGACCGCCATATCCAGTGGATGCTCGTGGCCCAAAAACCAGCCTCGGTGATCTCGGAACACCTGTACCGCCCCCTTGGAATACACGCCTCCAGACCCCTTGAAACCTGCCTTTTTTAAACTTGATTCCGTGATGCTCATGCCCGTGCCCTTTCAAGTTGCGCCTCTGCCTGTAGTCTCATGCTTTCCATCTGTATGAGTGCATCTAGCTGCTCTACAGGCATCACCACGATAGCAATGGGACCGCTCCTGAATGTGCGGCAGTGCGCGGCTTTCAGTGCCTCATCCCGGATGTACTGCCTCCATTCAGGGAAACCCTCCATCGAGGGGTTGTTTTTGTTGAAATCCAAAGGGTATAAGCTTCTTACCCCCCTTGGCTTGATTGTTGACTTTTGCATGTTGCTGCGATTTATTTGTTACTTTAATTCGTCGAGATTAACCTTGACGCCTTTATCCTTGAAAGCCATGGAATTGACGTAAGCCGCGAGTGAGGCTGATGCCGAAATAGCCTCCAGCTCTGAACGTTCCAGCCGCCATTTCTCCCCAAATCCACCGCGGGGCGTCACGAGACGGTTACGGATCCACATGTCAACCTTGGTGCGGCCGTATAGTCTGTAGGCTTCGGCTTTGGTGATGAACGGCTTCAACTGTCCTATCTCGGTTAAAACCTGTACCGCGCCAACTTTCGCGACGTCTTTAAGCACGTCCCTCATTTCCGATAGCTGTTCCCTATTTAGCATTGCTGAGAATGATTTGTCCACACGTGCCGGGCACATTACCCGGCACTCACTGCGGACTGTTGTTGCTGCGTAATTTCTTCCTGAGTGAGGCGGCGCACATGGAACTTGCGATCACCCGTTTTAGCGGTCGACGTCCAAGTTGTAAAGGACAGATCAGGCCGTTCGTACTTCACACGCCTGGATATCGCATGACGGATAGCCACTTCTTTGGAGGTGTCGTATTCACGTTCCTCTCCTTCCTGAAATGTTTGAAATATATCAAACCATGTTACCACTATCGGTTCTTTGAATTCCATTTGATTATTGTTATTGAGTTATCAATGCTTTTTTATATGCGAAAATTGCTACCTCTGTCTTGTCGGGAAGTCCGGTTTTGTCCTTGATACTTTTCAGGTGAGATTTAACGGTCTCCTGCGAGATATTCAGTTCGTCTGCGATGATCTTGATAGGTTTGTTGCTCAGTTTAAGGACTGCCATCTCCGCTCCGGAAATCACCCCGTGTTCAACCTTCAGCGCCCGGCAAAGCTTGCCCTCAAATCGACAGGTGCCCCGCAAACGGCAATCGACGTATTCCGTATAATTAACTACACCGTCGACCGTAATGTCAGGTTTGTCGTCCAATCCCCCCAGGTTACATGCTATGAACCGCGGCACATGATCTTCTGGCAATAGGTTCTCCCATTCCGCCAAAGCCTTCATGGCTTCGGGAAACTTGAAGATCTCCCTCTTCATAATCTTGATTATATGCTTCGGAAAAAACGGCCACGTCCATGTTCTGAAATCGTGTGAGCAGTACAACACGCAGTCGACGACAAAAAAATCTGCCCCCTTATCAATCTGTCCTGCGTATGGCCGCCTAGAATTCCTTATATTGCTAAATCCTACCATTATGGGATTGCCTTATTTCTGATTTTTATCTATGTTTGCGTTTGTGTTGTTGCAAATATATTCTTCATTTTTGAAGAAATCAATACTGTGATATTCGTTTTTGAACAATACGTCGCTAAAATTCTGATTACCAACAATTAAAAATTATTCATTTCTGAATAAATGACAGGAGCTGAACTTAAGAGCCTCAGAATAAAAAAAGGATTAACACAAGAAATGCTTGCACAGCTATCTGGTGTTCCTTTAGGTAGTATAGGTCGAATCGAAGCTGCAAAGAATGACGACATAAAGAAAGAAAAGGTAGTTTCTGCATTGAAATCAGTACTCATGTCTGAGACCTATGCAGGACGGCCTCAAAATGCGTCAAAAGAAATAGAAAGCAACCAAACCAGTATACCAATGTACAATTTTCCAACAGCAGCTTCCGCAATCGAAATATACAACGATCCAAACGACGTAAAAGTAATAGGCCATCTTAACATACCGGGCTCAACTAGAGACAGTTTCGCATTACCGGTTTACGGGCATTCCATGTATCCGACGCTGGAAAACGGATCCTGGTGTGTGTTGCGTCCTATCAACGATGTACAAGATATCCTGTGGGGCGAGATATACTACGTTGAGTGGGGTGATTACCGTATGTTCAAACGAATCTTAGTTTCCGAAAAGGAGGATGAGGTGATCCTGTGGAGTGACAACCAATTGGAAAAAATAAGAGATAAGCCCAAATATGCACCTGTGAATGTAAAGAAGGAACGTATACGAAGATTGTGTCTGCTTACTGACATACTTAAAAAGCCCAATTATTAGCCTATTGAACAAAAATGATAAAAATTGCTTCCCAACTATTTTTACTGGTGCTGGCGTCCGCTACGGTTTGCGTAGCCCAACAAAAAGGAGACCGAAGGATATACCTGTCGACTGATAAGCCAGCCGACTCAAATTACCGTGAATTCGGCAGACTTCTCATTAAAAATGGCTTTGATATACGTGTGAGAGATGACATGTTTTTAAAGTTGGGAACGGAACCCAAAAAATACTATTACACCACCGGCCGAATCGAGTACTACAAATACATTATGGTTGATTTGATTTTCGTCGACAACAACATCATCGCCGAAATGAAATTCAAGCCCAAGGGATCAAGATGGAACCCCGTCATTTATGACAAAAAAAAGCCATGGATGGTTGAGGCATTTAAGGTTGTTACCGTCCTAATGGAGGAATATGGTGGCGAACTTGGATTTTCAAACATGAAAAAATAAAACCATGATCAAAAACCTATTCTTGTTGTCGATTACTGTCGCCTTATTTTCTTGCTCAAACAAAGAGGTGCCGCAGATCACGCCTGAACCCGAAGAGCCAATAAGCCCCGAAATGGCTTTACAAAAAGAGCAAATAAGCAAATACGCCTTGAGTGATGATGCAACCAACATCTTACCGTTTCCCCTTGACAAATTCGACCACGATGTCATCGATCGTTTGGATGAAAATTTAAAAAAATACACGATAGTAACCGCATGGGTAGACAAAGGGCTATATTTAGGATTTTACGACTCGTCGAATAATTCGAAATCCGCAGGATTCACAATAGATGTTGATAAATCCAATATGACAGAAACCGATCTAAAGCCATATCACCTAACCAGTATAAACGATACGATATTTGCGTCGTTTGTTATAGGTGGCGTAAGAGCTGGGTATTCCGATTTCACCACTACTGTTTTGTTTGACACCAAAAACAAGTCTATAATACCTCTAACTAGCGAGGTAAGCAGTTCGGGCTCTGCCATACTATATACTGTGACGCCTTGGTATAATGGAAATTTAGCGATCCTGGCAGATGAATTTTCAGCAAGTAAGCTAACTGTCGAAAAACAAAACAACCGGATATTTGATCAAAATTTCCAAACTATACTGTCTGGGTTTACTCTACCTGACACAAATGTTTTCAATCGGCGAAACTTGATAAGTAATACTGAAACAATAGCATTGAGCAGCATCACTGGAAGCGCTATATATTTTGACCAGTCGTATCTATTCCCTCTTCAGCGTAAGGATGTGCCATGGGGTGAGGAAGTTACCAGTGAATCATGGTATATAAATTACCTAGACCATCCAAAGGAAATATTGTTCGAGAAAATCGAATCAAAAGAACTAAGCTATATATCTGAAGGTTCAAACTTGAAAATTGAAATCCATCTGAAGGGTTGGATTAAACCGGCCTTCGTGAACAACAAACCAAATGAAGAGTATTTCGAGCAGGAAATACACAAAATGATATACGTTGATTTGGACACAAAAAAGATCACCAAAACAACACAACTATGACCCTAAACGCCCGCATCCAACAACTGAAAGATATATTTAAACAGCTATTATGAACATTGAAGAGTTTATATCGGAATCGATAAAAGGCATTGTATCCGGCATAACAACCGCGTCAACCGAAATAAAAAGCAACGGAGCGATTATCAATCCGCTTGTTGACATCAATGGTTTTATGGAGATAACGGAGGGAAGGTCGGTAGCACCCATCGGAAGAAAAGTTCAAGAGGTTGAGATGACCGTCGCGGTCACGGCCTCCGATAACGAAACCAGTGGACAAGGGAAGGTCGGCATAAACGTGGTAGGATTTTCTGCCGGTTTCAGCACAGGCGATTCGGGATCACAAAACAGCACTGTGAGCACCATCCGTTTCAATGTTCCTATCGCTTTTCCGGTAGGCTACCATTAATATATTTAAAAAACCATTCGACCGATTGTTCCAAAGAAGTCCCGGAAACGACTTTCGATTGTGAAACATACCGTAGAATGCGCTCTTTCAACTTTCGGTCCCTTCTCCTTTTAAGGAGCATTTTAAACTTTGATATCATACAAAACCTGAAATTGGCTAATACAAAGTAAGCTGCTTAACGAGCAAAATCGATAAGATAACTTAAAACAATGAGTCTTAACACTAGAATTCAACATCTTATAGACATCAAAGCCGGTGGAAACAAAACCCGCTTTGCTGCGCTGCTTGATTATTCGCCCCAACACCTCAACAATATTCTAAATGGTGTGGTCGGGCTCACTGTTGTAGAGCGGATCCTGCGGGCTTTCCCCGATGTGGATGCACGGTGGCTGATTTTGGGCGAAGGCTCTCCCATCGTCGCCAATCCGGAGGTCCGGAAAGAGCTTTATAGTCGCGTCAGCCAGCTGATCGAGCTTGACGGATACCTACCCTATATGTCATCCCAGGACATTGAACGATATCGCAAGGCGATAGGAAATGGCGCAGAGATAAGCTTCAGCGCCCAACAACTGCACGAGTGGAAGAAGGCAATAGAAAAATCAAAAGTCAATGCAAAACGATAAAGGTGTAGAAATCAACCAGCGATTCTTTTATGCACTCGATAAGTTGGTGAGCGAAGGAAGCCTTAAAAGCGCGAGGGCATTCTGCATGGAAAACGACTACCTGGTGACGAACCTTTCCCGCCTCAGAAAGGAACCTAGTCGCGAGTTCCCACTGCATCTGCTGGAGGCGCTGGTAAAGGACTATGGTGTTTCCGGTGACTGGCTGCTTACCGGCAAAGGCCATATAATAAAAAAGAGCCTTTACATGTAA